CAATTGTTCACTGATTGGCTCTGCTTCTTTCAAGAATAATCTATTGTTAAGACCTGAATACTTTGCAAGCATATTAAATACTGATTCAAGTTGCAATTGTTCCGGCTTTACATAAGTGTTTTTGAATAATTCATAAGCCTCAACGATTTCACTTCTGCCGCCTAATTGACCCTCTGTCTTGATACCAAAAAGCATCGGTGAGGTAATACGATGTCCTGTGAATATTTCTTCTTGCACCCACTTGGTAAGTTCCATGAACATCTTGTCTGCATTGCTCATTCCAATAGGAAGAATCTCCGCAGCCTTTTCTTTACCATCAGCAAAGTTCAATACAAATGATCCTGCATTGTCAGTGCCTGTAAATTTCTCTTTGAATTTCCTTTCAATATCTCTTTGCTCTTCCGCTGTTGGCATTCCGTTAAGGAAGTTCACCATAAAAGTTCCTGCAAATTGATTCTTGACATTGTTGTAGTGATAATTACTTATCTCAATATCCGTTTCGATGTTGCTGATTGCTCCCAAATATTCAGGTAATGGATATACATCAAGCGCAGGGTGATATGTCTTGTAAAAGAGTATTTGAGCCCCTGTTGCGTTAAATGGATCAAAGGCAGGATATACTTTGTAATCACTTCCCTTTGAAACATCGCGATTCATCTTACCATTCTTGTCCAACCATCTTTCAGAATAAAAGAAAGTAGTGTTGTCATAGTTTGAACGCATCTTGCGGAATGGAATGTGCTTAATCGATGCAGGTTTATTGCCCATCTTATCCCAAATTACTTCAAGATAAAATCCACCAAAGATTTTTTTATCCTCATCACATTTCATAGACACATCTTTTAAGCTCTCGCCATCAGGATTCATCCGCTTCATAAATTGATTCAAGGCAATGGCCTGTTGAGGTGTCAAATTTTCTTTGTCAAAATCCCAACCGGCACCAGTGGTATAATTCACTTTTGCCTTAACGATAGCAGAATGTTTCGCTGAACGATCATACAGCTGAATGAGATACCAAGCATAATCATTTTTCTCGCCAAGTTGAATCCAATCCTCACCACGCACCTCTTTAAATATTGGTACTTTGTGATTTTCCAATTGGACCACTGATGGCATTTGAAACTTACCCGGTGTAGGCTGTATATTTTTTGTCTTGCTGCTCATATCTTGTGAATTGTGATGGTGTTCCTACCACCAATAATTTACCTATCTCTAATTGATTTGGAAGTGCTTTAGTATAATCTAAATTTGAATTGCTTGTCTGTTCATAAACTTCATAATGCCAATACCCGGCAGGTGATAGCTCAATGATTCCTGCTGTTGGAGTTTGTGATCCTGAAGTTTCAGTGATAGCAAACTTATTATAGCGAGTAGGATAAGCACTAATATCAGCTGCAATGAATGCCACCTCTGTTCTCTGCATGTCATTGATGCAGCGAAAAAGGAAAACAGGTGATGCAAGCGTTTTCTTTTCATTCAAAGTAAGTATTAGCGTATTGCTCTGATTTTTGATTACTTTCAGCATATCTATAAATATAAAAGATGCAGTTTTTTTATAAAAAGAAAGCCCCACCAATAAAGGCAGGGCTTTCCAAACTAATGATGAACAGATTAAGCTACAAGAGCAGTCATTAGGGCTCCTGTTACCTGCTGTGCAGGAGATGGCTCTTTGCCCATAAAGGTCAAAGAATAACCATTCAAATCACCCATTGCTTTACCTGTCTTACCATCGGAAGCACCAAGGTCACATCCATTCACCTCGCCAAGCAACCAATACACACCATTGTTATCTTTAACAATAATGAATAAACGATTCTGAACGATTTGACGGATGTTATTCCTGTTACTTGCTGACAGTTGTTTCATGCTGAATTTAACTTCTTGTTCATAATAAACAGTTCCGTTTTCAACACTCGGCACTATCTTCTCGGTAAATTCTGCATTCTCTTTTTCCATTTTGAATGTCCAGAATTTTTTGCCTGAAGATAATGTGAAGGCAGTAATGATACCTGATGCAGAAGTCAAAGAAACTTTGTTCTCAATTTCTGTCAGATATATTTCGGAGATACCCCCCACAGAATTTCTGCAGGGGATCTCATATCCTTGAATTATTGCGCAATTAGTTGGCATAATTAGATGTTTTTGTAAGTAACGATTTCACTTGGGAATGCAATTTGGCAACCTGCTTTGAATCGGAATAAGGTTTTGATATTTTGGTCATCTTGAGAAAACCATACATCATACTTTTCATATTCGTTCAAAAGGTCAGTACCAAAATAAAGGTTTGATGTTCTTGCAGCAACAATACGGTTTTTGTAAGTTGCGGCAGCACCTGCATCATTGTCAGCGTTCAATCCTGGTACACCAACGATTTTCATGTTAGTACCTGGGTACATCATTTCAAAATTTGAAGCAGCAGAATCAGTTGTATAATTATACAAGTTATCAGCAGTCAATTTTGTCATCAATGTACGGAAAGTATCATATCCGCAAAAAACAACCAAGTCATCAGCACCTAAAATGGCAGATGGGATTTTTGAATAAATATCTTCAAAGATTCCTCTCACAGTTGATGAGCTGATAGATACTTGAGCAGTTGCAGAAGTTGCAGTACCGGCAGCATCAATTATTTTTATCCATCCATCAAATTGTTTTCTGTTTGTGTTACCTGCATTGGTATCACCTTGCCAAACAGCTACCTCTAATTGTTTTGCAATCAAAGCAATCTTGCGATCTGTGATTTCTTTTTCCAATGGAAGTTGATCATGTGTGCTTCCTGGTTGTACAAGCCTTTGTAAGAATTTAGCTTCTAAATCTTCAGGGCACAATGTTTCAGCAATCATAATCTTGCTAACTGCAAGGTTTCTTCTGCTGAAAGTTGTTGTTCCTGATGTGTTGTAAACACAACCGTTATCCACTTGGAAATCGGCTGATGAATCCATGATTTCGATATCTTCTGATGATTTGATACCCACTTGTACTTTCACCATTGATATACTCTTTGCAGAGAATATAGATGAGCTGATGATGTCTTTTTCGTTTTCTCTGATATAGTCTGTTAGACCAGTTACGTTAAATGCCATTTTATTTTATTTTTTTAAAGGGTTTAATTTTTTATTTGAAGTCTTTTCTGATTTGTCTTGCAGCGGCTGCAATCTCTTTCATTGTTTTCATAGAGCTGAAAGATGATGCTCCTGATGTTGCAGTTTTAGTTGGCTCAACACTTGGCTCGGCAGCTAATTTCTCAACGATGTTGAAAGTATCTTCTGCGAGTTTCTTTGTTGAATCAAAGGCAGCAATTGCTGATTTTAATTCTGCATTTTGTGCTTCCAATGCTGTGATTTTTTCAGTCAAAGGATCAATTTGTTTTGACATTTCGCCAAAAAGTTTATCTAATAAGGATTGCAATTCTGCGGCAGAGTTGTCAGATCCCATCATTTCTCCGCCTGGCTGCATTGTGTGCATTTCGGTAATTAAACCACCTGCAACAGTTAGCATTGTGCCATCAGGTAATTGATATTCGCCATCGGCAGCAACACCTTGAACGCCTGCGGTATCTGTGTGCATTACTTTTGCACCCACAACAGGCATATCTCCCTCGTAAGAGATAACAGTGCCATCAGCTAAGGTAACATCAGCAAATGCGGCAGGAGCTTCCGTAGTATCGAATTTTGCAACCAAAGTTTTAAGTCTTTCGACAATTGATTTGTCCATTTTTGTTCTTTTTTAATTGTAAGTATAATGTGAATTGATAATTTATAATTTCATTACATAGATTGAATGAGGTCAATGATTTCCAAAAGGATGTCCTCATCGGTTTCCTTGACATAATCAAATCCCAAAAGCCCCTCAACGGAGAATCCTGTGAATGTGCCATCTTTTACTTGCTGCCATATTTCAGGGTTGTCCACTTTAAATGAGCCAAACCAAGAGCCATCAGGCAGAGTATCAAATCCTCTTGGAGTTGAGATTCCTCGGCTTGCATCGATTATCATGGATTCAAACATATACACCCCATCAGGCTTTTTTGATGGATCATGATTAAGGTTTACATTGTTTTGATATCCAAGTTTAAAAAACTTTTGAGCAATCTCCATGGTTGTTGGTGCATCGAATACCACATAGTATTCACCCTGTTCATCCCTACGATATATTGGCAAGTTAGCCACAATCAAAGGCCCTGATACTATTCTTTTATCCTCCGACTGCATGATGAATCTTTTTTGGTTATTGAAAGCCATGAAGTTCTTTTCAATTGCCGGATCATCAGTAAGAGCAATGTAATCAACACCAGTGTCTTCTGTATTAATCCTGATTTTGTATATCGGTAGTTTGCGAATCATATCTAAAAATATAAAATAGGTGCTTTTTTTATAATTAAGGGAATTGTGACTTGTCCACAATCGACTTGACATGCAGTTGTGTCTGTGTCATTTCACTTTCCACCACATATGCTTTGACAACCATTGGGGCAACAACCTGCCCTGATTCGCTGATTGTTGTGGATGTATTTCCGACATTGGAAGATGTAGGAGTTAATGGAGCAGAGCCACCGCCACCGCCACCAAGATCGGGAGGACCACTTGCTGTTGGGGCTGTTGGTGTCGGGGCATTTAATAATGCATAAGCAGATCCTGCAGCACCCAATACAGTTGCAATTGTAGAGGCCAAATATATTGGAAATGTATAAGCCGCCAATGGTCCATCTTTTAATGAGGTAGTAATGGCTGCCAAAGAAGCTCCTGATAATGATTTTGCAGTATCAATTCCAATTTGAGCAAGGGCAACAGCTTTTTGAAATGTTAATAATGACTGCTGATCTTTAATTGCCATTTTACCCAAAGCATTTATTCCATTTAAGGAATCTTGAGCAAATTTAATTTTTGTGTCTGAAACAAGTTTATCAAGTTTTATCTTATCCTCTGCCTTTTTCTTATCATCCGCTGCTGTTTTAAGGTCATCAGCTTTCTTTTTTTCATCTGCTGCTAACTTCTTGGCTGCATCTTCTTGGTTGAATTTAGTATCAATGGCAAGCATGGCCACTCTTTCCTCTTCTTTGATTTGAGCCCTTAATGCTGTTTCAGTTGCACCATCACCGACAATAGCATCTAATTTATTTCTGAATGATAGTTGTGCATTTGCAATTTCCTTTTCTCTTTCATCTGCTATTGAATTGACAATTGATTGAGCAAGTTCACCCCTTAACTTTAATTCAAGTTCAGCAGCTTTCTTTCTTTCTTCTTCTGCTGTTGTATCTGCTTTCTTTTTTTCTTCTGCGCTTTTCGTAGCTGCATCCTCATCAATCTTTTTTATTGCTATCTTATGCCCTGCTTGAGTATTTCGTATTTCAAGAAGTTTTTGTTTTTGTTCATCAATTGCAGCCTCACCCTCTTTTTTTACCTTATCAGGATCAAACACTAATTTTGCAGTCATATCTTGAAACTGCCCCATCAAGTTGAAATTCTGGCCAAGTGCAAGACCAACCATATCAATGGTACGGAGCAAGGCAGTAATAGGCAAGGAAATAAAGTTTACCAATCCCTCAAGGATTTCCTTGTTCCTTTTTTCAGCTTCAATCTGCGCTTGCAAGGTGGTAATGTTCATTTCAATCTGCCTCTTTTGAGCAGCAATCATGGCATCTTCTTGCGCAATCTTTATTTGCAATATTTCTTTTTCGGACTTTCCTTGCAGCTTCAATATATTGTCAGAGGCATTCAGGGCTTTCAGTTTTTTTTCTTCTGCTGTTGCGTTCTTATCCGCTTCCTCATTAAGTTTCTTTTGCTCTGATGTTACACCTGATACCAATCCTTTAATGTCATCCCAATATGCCACAATTGTTCCCAGTGCAACAACCAAAAGGCCAATACCTGTGCTTCCAATGGCTGCCTTGATACCTTTCATTGCATCGATGGCCACAGCTTTCATAATCTTAAACTGCTCGCCTGCCTGTGCTAATTCGGATATACCTTGAGATAATGCCAAAGCCCCTTGTACTTTTAGCAATGTTTTTTCAAGGTCTTTTGATGTGCTACCAAATAAAGCGGCAGCACCTTGGGCCGCTGCGAATCCACCTGCCAATGTTCTTGCAAATCCTGTGACCGCACCAATCTTACTTCCTGTATCTCCAAAGGCATTGACTTGGTC